GGTACCCACGATCAAATACGGATCTCTTCCTGAAGAGCCATATGAAGGTGCGACAGTACTCGAAGCACAAAAGGGGGCGTACTACACTCCAATCACAGCACTTGATTTTGAAGCTCTGTACCCTTCAATCATGATGGCACACAACCTTTGCTATTCAACATTGGTGATGGATGAGTATCGTTATGGGAATATTGAAGGTATCACGTATGAGACGTTCAAGATTGGTGACAAAGTGTACAAGTTCGCACAAGGTGTGCCGAGTCTCTTACCCGCCATTCTTTTGGAGCTTAAGCAGTTTCGCAAAAAGGCGAAGAAGGATATGGCAGCCGCGACGGGGTCTATGAAAGAAGTGTACAACGGCAAGCAGTTGGCATACAAGGTTTCGATGAACTCTGTCTACGGTTTCACGGGTGCGGGTAAGGGTATTCTTCCGTGTGTACCGATCGCATCTACGACGACATGCCGGGGTCGTGGTATGATTGAAGAGACGAAGAATTACGTAGAGGCAAACTTTCCAGGTGCGAAGGTTCGATACGGAGATACGGATTCTGTCATGGTCGAGTTTGATGTGGGTGACCGCAAGGGTGAAGAAGCTGTCAAGTATAGCTGGGAGATTGGTGAACGCGCGGCTGAAGAATGTAGTGCCCTGTTTAAGAAGCCAAACAATCTGGAACTCGAGAAGGTGTACTGGCCCTATTTCCTGTACTCTAAGAAACGATACGCCGCAAAGTTGTGGACCAAGGGAAAAGATGATCAGATGCATATGGATTACGTAGATATCAAGGGTCTTCAGGTTGTTCGTCGAGACAACACACCCCATGTGAGAGAGGTGTGTAAGGAACTTCTTGACGTCGTGTTAACTTCAAGTGATCCTGGTCCACCCAAAGAACTCGCGAAAGAACGCGCGATTGAGCTCCTCTCCGGTGATGTACCAAATGATAAACTGGTACTGAGTCAGTCTCTTTCGGACACGTATAAGGTCAAGGGTGAATCCGTTTCTGTGACGAGTCCTGAAAGTGTGAACATTAATCAGTCACACGTACAAGTCGTCGTCAAAATGCGTGAACGTAAACCCGGTTCGGAACCACAATCGGGTGACCGCGTACCGTATCTTTTGACCAAGACGGACGACCCAAAGGCGAAAGCATTTGAAAAGTCGGAAGATCCAAAGTATGTCGAAGAGAATGAAATACCTATAGACTATCTGTACTACTTTGAAAATAAATTTTTGAATCCGGTATGTGATCTTCTCGATCCACTCTACGAGAATGTGAAACAGGAGATTTTTGGAGAGATTCTCGAACAACATAAACCGAAAAAGAAGAGTGTTGGTCCAGCACTCAGTACGATGAAAAAGGATCAACTCATGGAAGAGTGTAAGAAAATGGGTCTCGACGATTCAGGAAAAGTTGCGGATCTGCGAGAAAGGATTAAAGGAGCTCGAACGGGGACGATCGAAGACTTATTTAAAAAATACGAACAAAATAGTAGTAAGACATGAGCCGATATGAAAAGATAGACGATCTCATCGACGAAGAAGTCAATCAACGTCTCGTCGCGATGATGAATGAATACGTCGATATCATCTCAAAAAAACACGCAATTTCTAAAGACCTACTTCTTAAGGACATACCCGAGACGTTTTCTGGCATGATCTGCAAGGGGACAAAAACAGACGGAAGGCGGTGTACATTCAAAGGTATTCATAGTGGATATTGTAGACACCACGCGACCCAAGTCGGTCGACTGAAGCGGACATCACTCACCAGGAGTCATAGTCATAACCATGGACCCGAAATGATGTATGTCAAGAATTGTCCCGGGTGTGCGTTTTCAAACGAGCTTATAGATTTGAGTACCATGATTGGTAATGAGTAAAACTGATATCCTACTAACATCCATAAATACATTTTATAGCGAAGAGGAAAACAGGTCTAAATTGTTAAACATCCTAGATAAATCGAGTGGTATATCTTTGCGAAACCTTGAATGGTTCATCACCAATTACGCGAAGAAGAATCATATTTCGTTTACGACGCGTGACGGTAAATTGTTCACGGTACACTGCGCATACAAATCAAGTCTGGATGGATACAGTAAAAAATTATTTGATCCATTTTGTCGTTCGGAAAAGTTTCCGTATGTCGTTCCGGGTACATCTCATGAAATTCATACAACGCTCGCACAGTTGAATTTCATCAAATGGTGTATTAAGAATAATATCATCGAATACATCAGTAATAACAAGACTAAATTGTTCACTAAACAAGTGACATAAATCCGCGTTCGAATGTGAATGTCTGGTAACCCGTGTAATACATATTCAAAGAGTACGTCTTCGTATTTACGTCAACTAGAGCACCCCCGAGTTTCACTTCTATGTTTGTTTTGTCTGACTGTATCTGACTAAAATCCAAGTTTCCCGATGGTTCCACATTTATTGGATTCATCGAGAAACTATACGTGTAAATATTCCTGATTGGCCTGGCCAATCTGTTTCTGAATGGCACGAGATACTTGAAATATGTATGATTTGTGTTGGTGACGTTTGGAAGTCGGTTACCGTTAATGTAAAAACTCGCAGAGTCCATGATTGGATAAAAGAATGTTTGTTGGTCATCGAAATTCACGTTCGAGGAAAAATTGAAACGATTTTGAAACAGCATCCTTTCATTTAAACTCGATGTACCGATCGCGTCATTGGCATTTTCATATTCAGTGTTTCGTAAAAACCAGTGAATACACTTGACTGGAATGTTCGGTACGAGGTTGTTTACGATTGTCGACGCACCAACTTCGTTTACTGCTGATGAATGTCTCTTCACAAGGTCTGTCACAAGTATCTGCCTTTCATTCGCGAGAAAGTTTCTCTCTTCGGGACTGACTGTAATCTCTTCGGTGATGAGATCAAATACGGGTAGTGATAGGGTTCCGTTGAAATTGGTGAAGAATGTTTGAGGGTGAAACTCTAGTTCAAACTCAATCTTCTGGCGATGGATCGCACATACGGGGAAGTATGGGCGATTGGGTTTGTTGGATGAATATTCATCACTCGCATATTTTCTCGAAAAGAAAAAGTGAAGGGGAATGACAAGATCGGCACTCGATCGCGCGTATTCTTCGTTCCGACTCGATTCATCATAGCCTATGTTTCGATTTACAAGAAACCTATTCGCAACCTTTTCGGAAATTTCTAAATACAAATCATCGTAAATAATTCCCCAGTCATCATAAATCTTTTCAACCTCGATATCATCCACGAACATCGTCACACTCTTCAAAATATGCCGTCCTAGTTGATCTGCGTAATTTCCATTCGCTATACCGGGCATGGTAATACTCAGCCACATGTTACTGAGAAGATCACCCATATTCATGGGATTGAATGGTACTTTAATGGTTTGTGCGAACGGCCACCCGGCGATGTTTCCATTATTGATAACCTTCCGAGACCGATGGTATTTTCGAAACTCAGAATGTCTTTGTGACTCGTAATTAAAGAACGATTCGTCTGGGTCTTTGGAAAGGAGGTGCGTATCCTGCTTTCCAATAGCCTTAAGGGAAATTTTAGCAGCCTCACCCATATCTACTTACTGCTCACATATTTTTAATATCCGTTTTCCACATCGTGATGTGACTCGTCTTAATCATTTTCTCGAGTTCCACATTCGCCTGTCTTGCCTCATCCATGAGTGCTTTGACGCGCTCTTCCGTGTACTCAACAGTCCTCGTGTTAAGGAGATAATCCCACGAACCATCAATCTTTGGGAATGTCGTAGACATCTCCTTCTCGAGGTCCACCTTCTTCCTTTTGAACACCACCAACTTTTCTTCGATGACCATCGTCACAAACCTTGACTTGAGACTACACATCTCAGCCCTCCTTTCGAGAACATCGATGAGGTGCGCCTTACGCTTCTTGTAGTGTTCGAGGCGCAACTCCACAAAGTCTTTCAGGATTTCTTCGGGACTCTCGTACTTGTGGATACCCCGGGTGGGGTGAAACAGGTGCATGTTTGACGTGTGGAACGTCTTTCGCATCTTGAGGTCTTTGAGAAGATCCTTCCCCGAGTACCCAAAGATTTCAAAGTCCACATCCTCGGTGGTACTGTTATTCGTGTAGCTCGTGATCATCTTCTTCTCCGTGAGGGTATCCAGATACTCCTTGTAATCTTGGGTCCAACGACCCGGAGGAAGTTCAGTCACTTTGAGTCTGGAACCGGTATCTCTCCAAACACCTTCAGTCACCCAAAGACCTCCTTCATCCTTGAACACCTTGCCCTTGAAACCCCTGAACCATGGTTTCATGGGTACAAGCTCTTCACCACCCAGGATCTTCTTGATGTTCTCCTTGATGTCATCGGGGTTGAATGGTGGCACATAGCAACTGAATCCCGTCCCAATCCCTTCCGTCCCATTCACAAGAACCATTGGAAGAGTAGGCATGTAGAAGTCTGGTTCGATTGAGCGACCGTCATCGTCCAAGTAATTGAGGATGGCATCATCCTTGGGGTCAAAGAGTTTTCGAGCCTCTTTGGTGAGCTTCGTGAAGATGTACCTCGTTTGAGACGCATCCTTGCCACCCATAAGCCGTGTACCAAACTGACCACAAGGTTCGAGGAGATTGATGTTGTTCGAACCCGTGTAGTCGTTGGCCAACTTTACGATCGTCTCAGCCAGAGACACTTCGCCGTGGTGATACGCACTCTTTTCAGCCACATAGGCTGCCAGCTGTGCCACCTTCATTTCATCTCGAAGATTCTTCTGGAAACAGGAGTACATAACCTTACGCTGGGAAGGTTTGAGACCATCCGCCACGTGAGCGATAGAACGTTTGAGATCCGCCAAAGAAAAGTTCACCAGGTCCTTGTGTACAAAGTCAGTGATATCCAACTGTTTTACGTCACCATAAGGAACCTCGAGTTGGTCAGCATCCTTAGCAGTACTCTCGAGAAGCCAAGACTTTCGGGCATCCGCCTTCTTTTTGTCAAAGGCGAGTACGATGGAGTCATCGGTCATCGTGTCCACGTCAAACTTCACAGTCAGATCTTGAATCTTCTTGAAGTACTCACGAGCTTCAGCAGAGGTAGAAGTACCGAGACCCTTGTAGTACTTGATTTTCCACCCCTGTTTCCCCGAACCGTACCACGTTCTGAAAGCCGAGTCAGTGTAGAATGACTTGGTGTCAGAACCTTTTGTGGCTTTGATGATCGGTGTCACCATCGATACCACGAAATTCAGTTTCAAAAGACTGGGCCAGAAGTAGTGGATCATGTTGAGGATGAGACCCTTGATGTGACTTCCATCGTTATCAGCATCTGTCATGATCATGAGACGACCATAACGGAGCTCAGAGACATTCATGTATTCCTTACCCTGCTGAAGGCCCAAAATCTTCTTGAGGTCGTTAAACTCTTGGTTAGATGTGAGCTGTGCGACCGAAGAGTCTCTCACGTTCTTACACTTACCCCTGAGAGGGAAGACACCGTAGTGGTCTCGACCCACCACGGAGAGGCCAGCGACAGCGAGCGTCTTCGCCGAATCACCCTCTGTCACGATCAGCGTACACTTCCCAGATTGTGCCGTACCAGCCTTGTTCGCGTCATCCAGTTTGGGGATACCAGTAATCTTAGACTTACGAGCACCATCAGTCTTCTTGAGTTCCTTCATCTCCTTGAACTTTGAGAGTGCTGTGAGTTCATCGGCGATACCGGTTTTCAAAACATTCTTCACAAAGTTTTTAGGTGGTTCAAACTTCGAACCAAAGTCGGGAGCCTTCGAGGTACACTCAGACTTGACCTGGCTCGAGAACGTTGGGTTCTCGAGGGTTGCCCTGACGAAGATGGTAAAAGCGTTCTTCACCTGTTGGGGCTTCAACTTAATCTTCTTCACCATGTCCTCGATGATTCCATTGGCAATGTGATTCGCGACATGGTCAACATGGGTTCCACCCTTCATGGTACAGATACCGTTGACGAAAGAGACCTGCTCGAGTCCATTCTCCGAGGGTCCAATGCACACCGACCAGCGGTCTCCGGTGACAGAGGCAACTTCTTGAACACCTTCATGCATCTTGGCATAGGCTTCAAAGTTTTGTTTGGGAAGAACATCTCCGTTAAACTTCACTTTACAGTTCTGAGTCGTACAAATGTTCGCATCCCAAACGCGTTTCTGGAAAATGTTGTAGATGGTATCGTCCATTTTGGACATTCCAAACCTCTTCCACTCGGGTGTGAATGTAATGGAGACAGACGATGTGGCACCCGAATGTTTTTTGATTTTTGGTGGGTCACAGACCGTCATATTCTTCGACCACTTCTGGGTATAGGTCTGCTTCGTCTCATGA